GCCGATGGCACCGAACAGGAATGGTTCGACGTTCTGACCGACCATCTCTTCGCCGCCCGCTACGATACCCGCTCCGGCTTCGCCATGGCCAACCAGCGCGCCATCCGCGCCGCCTGCGGCATCGTAACGGGCATCGTCTTCGTGGAGGAGAATTTCGGCTATCGCGGCCTCGACCCCGACGCCGTGCCGTTCCTCTACCGCGCTTTGCCGATCGCCGAATGCTACCTTGGCGCCGATGCCTATGGCGAGACCGACCAGTGCTTCCGCCTGCACGATATGAGCGCCCGCACCGCGGTTACCTATTTCGGCGACGACAAGGTCTCGCCGAAGCTGAAGGAGATGGCGGAGGATGCGAAGCAGCGTGATCGCAAGGTGCGCATCCTGCATGCGGTGATGCCGCGCCGCGAGGCGGGCGAGGGCGGTTCCGAAAACGGCATGATGCACTTCGCCTCCTTCTGGGTGGAGACGGAAAGCCGCCACCTGATCGCCCGCTCCGGCTTCGAGGAGTTCCCTTTCATCGTCTATCACTGGGACCAGTCGAACGGCTCGCCCTACGGCCAGTCGCCGATCATGACCGTGCTTTCGGACCTGAAGATGCTGCAGGTCATGAACAAGAACGCCGTGCAGGCGAGCCAGCAGATGATCAAGCCGCCGATGGCGACCATGGCCGGCATTTACGGACGCCGGCTGAACCTCAACCCGGGCAAGACCAACCCCGGCTATCTCGGCGAGGACGGGCGGCTGAAGGTGCAGCCGCTGATCACCGGACAGAACCCGCGGCTTGCCGAAGGGCTGATCGAGGCCAAGCGCGCCAGTGTCCGCGAGAGCCTCTATATCAACCTCTTCCAGTCGCTGATCGACGCGCCGCAGATGACGGCGACGGAGGCGATGATCCGCCAGAACGAGAAAGCGGAACTGCTCGGGCCCGCCGGCGCCAAGATCCAGGCCGGCCTGTCGCGGCTGGTCGATCGCGAGATCGCCATATTGGAGCGCCGCGGCGCCTTCCGCCCCGGCGCCGCGCTGGCGCCGCCGCCGAGCCTTGCCGGCAGCGCCGTGCATGTGCGCTTCACCAGCCCGCTCGACCGCCAGCGCCGCATGGCCGACATCCAGGGCGTCCAGGCGACACTGGAAATGGCCGGCCAACTCGCCGCGATCGACCCGAGGGTGATCGACCGGATCGACGCCGACGAGAGCCTAGAGATCGCCCGCGAGACCTTCGGCGCGCCGCGCCGCATGCTCAAGGCCGACTAGGAGGTCGCCGCCGAGCGGCTTGAACGGATCGAGGTCGAACAGGGCGCCGGCGCCGTCGCTGCCCTGGGAGAGATGGCGCAGACGCTTGGCGACGGCCTGCAGCAGGCGGCCGCCGGGGGCGGAGCCTTGCCTGAAGACAATGCGGCCGACCTTCCGGCTGGGGTGCACCCGGAGGTTACGCGATGAGCTGGCGCAGGCTTTCGGCGCTGTTCTCGCCGCGCAATTCCAGCCGCTCCGAATACCGGCTCTTTTCCGCCTACAACCGTTTTCGCGAGGGCCAGGCGAGCGCCGAGGACGCCGAACTGATCGTCGCCGACCTCGCCAACTTCACCGGCTTTTACCGGGTCCATCCGCCGGATGACCAATTGGCCTTTCAGGAGGGCAAGCGGGCTGCCTTCGGGCGGCTTTTCTATTTCCTGAACCTCACCGAGGCGGAAGCGCGGGCACTGGCGGAAGCCGCCCGCGCCGAAGCGATCGCCGACCAGACAGAAGGAGTTGACCTGTGACCGACTTTCAAAGCGAAGCGAACGGGCCGGACGTGACGTCCGACAACCGCGCCGCGCCCGCCGTGCAGGATGCCGGTGGCGCCGGGGTCCCGGACATGGACGTGGCTGGCGCCGGAATGCCGGGTGCGAAGATTTCGAATGCAGGCTGGGCGGACGCCCTTTCCGACGACAACCGCGCCCTTGTCGAGGCCAAGGCCTGGCACGGCGAGGAGGGCCTGGAACTGAACAGTGCGCTCGATGCCTATCGCAGCCTGGAGGCGCGCCTCGGCCGCTCCATCCCGGTGCCCGGCGAGGACGCGACGCCCGGCGAATGGGACGCCTTCGAGCGCCGGCTCGGCCGGCCGGACACGCCGGAAGGCTACGACTTCGAGCTGCCGCAGGGCCTGCCGGACGACTTCCCCTACAGCGAGGATCTGGCCGGCCGTTTCCGCGACTGGGCCTTCCGCGCCGGCATGCCGGCGACCGCCGCCCAGAGCCTGCACGACGATTATGTGCGCGAACTGGCCGGGCTGCAGCGCGCCGAGGCCGAGCGACTGAGCGACGCCGAAGACCGCAGCCACCGCGAGCTCGTCTCCGCCTGGGGCGAGGCAGACGGCGAGGACTACCGGCGCAACGTCATGCTCGCCGACCGGGCGATGCACAGGCTCGGCCTGAACGAGGTTCTGCAGGAGACCGGATTGATCGCCGTCGACGGTGGTGTCCGCGATGCGCGCGTCGCCAAGGCGCTTGCCCGTGTCGGCAGCGAGCTCTTCGCCGAGGACAGCCTGCACGGCTCCGCCGGCGGCGGCGACAATCCCTTCGCCGGCGACAACCCCAACCTGACGGAGCAATCGCGCCTGATCCGCGAGGCGCGCTCCGACCCGTCCAAGGCGGCGCTCGTCCAGTCGCTGATGCAGGCGGCCGGGATCGACCCGGCGGCGCAGCGGATTTGACGCCATCGCGATTGCAGCGGGCGCCCCGCCCCAGCCAACCGAAAGGATTTGACCCATGGCTACAACCAAAATCGCCGATATCATCGAACCGGCGGTCTACCTGAATTACATGCAGAAGGAGTTTCCGGAAAAGAACGCCTTCATCCAGTCCGGCATCATGGCACCGCCGCCTGCGGAGGTGCAGAGCCAGATGAATGCCGGCGGCTCTGTCATCGACATGTCCCACTGGGACGATCTCGCCCGCGGCTTCCCGGACATCATGTCGGACGACGATGCGAGCGACGCCACGCCCGACAAGATCACCACGCTGGGCGACAAGGCGATCAAGCACTACTGGCACAAGGCCTGGAGTTCGATGAGCCTGTCCGGCCTGGTCGCCACCGGCAGCGAGAAGGATCCGGTGCGCGTCGCGCTCGCCCGCATGGGCGCCTGGTGGATGAAGGCGGAACAGAAGGCGCTGATCGCCTCCACGCAAGGGGTTGTCGCCGACAATGTCGCCAACGATTCCGGCGACATGGTCTATTCGATCTACCAGGATATTGCCGCGCCCGCGGCCGCCAACCGTATCTCCAAGGCGGCGGTGACCCGCGCCAGGCTGACGATGGGCGACCATCTTTCCGACCTGGTGGCCGTCGCCGTCCACTCCAAGGTCTATGGCGACATGCTGGACAATGACGATATCGACTTCGTTCCCGACAGCCAGCAGCCGGGCGAGATCCCGACTTTCAACGGACTGCGGGTGTTCGTCGACGACGACATGCCCGTCTCCACCGGCTTCACCAACACGCCGCAATACACCACCTACCTCTATGGCCGCGGCGCCTTCGGCTACACCGAGGCCGGTCTCGACGCCGACTATGCGCTCGAGCGCCACCGCAATCCGGAGAAAGGCAATGGCGGCGGCGAGACGGTGCTCCATGCCCGCCGCCACGTGCTGCTGCATCCGCGCGGCGTGAAGTTCACCAATGCCTCCGTCGCCGGCAAGTCGCCGGTGGAGGCCGAACTGGCCGACGCCGCCAACTGGGACCGGGTGTTCGAGCGCAAGCTGATCCGGCTCGCCGCGCTGCTCACCAACTGAGGCGCGGCAGAGAATATCTGCTGAAACCCGGGCGGGGCCGACAGGGCCCGCTTTTTTCTTGCCCGAAACGGAGACCTTCATGCCACGATCGAAGATCAATGCACTGCCGCAGGACAATGTGCTACGCGCCCATCTGCGCCGCCAGGCCGAATGGCCCGACGATGCGCAGCGGCTCGTCCGGCGGGACACCGCCAAGCGCAAACGCCGCGACATGCTGGATGCCGTCGACCGGATCGGCCGCGCCAACCGGCTGAAGGCGGAGGCCGAGGCGCTGCGCGCCAGCGCCGAGCGGGCCGGTTATGCCATGAAGCCCGAGGTGGCCGACGAGATCGAGCGGCTGGAGCGCCGGGCGGCGGAGCTTGCCGCGCCGGCGCGGGCGAAGAATGATGCGCGGCACGACCGCAAGGCGGGCCGGCCGCATGAGCGCGGCCGCGCCGATGCGATGCGCAGCCGCAAGCCGGCGGGCCGGCCATGAGCGTCGCCGACGAGACCGGCATCTGCAACCTAGCGCTCGACCTGCTGGCAGAGGCGCCGATCGCCAGCCTTGCCGACGATCGCCGCATTGCCCGCTGGTGCGCCCGCAACTATGCCACGGCGCGCGACAGCCTTTTACGCAAGGCGCCCTGGCGGTTCGCCGTCAAGCTTGCCGAACTGCCGGCCGCGTCCGCCCCGGCCTTCGGCTTCGCCAACGCCTACGACCTGCCGGCCGATTGTCTGCGGCCTTTGCCGCTCACGGTGAACGGTGCGGCGGAGGGCGCGATCATCCCCTCCGAGGTTGTCGCCGGGCAGTTGCACACCGACGCGGCAGCGCCGCTCCGCCTGCGTTACGTCTTCCGCAACGAGGACGTCACCGCCTATCCGGCCGACTTCACCGAGGCGCTTTCCGCCGTCCTCGCCATGAAGATGGCCCACTGGCTGACCGGCAAGAGCGGCTATTTCCGCATTGCCCAGGCGGTCTGGCGCGAGGCGCTGGAAAGCGCCGTCCTGACCGACGCCATCGAGGGCACCATCGCCGAGCCCGACGCCTCGGCCTGGATCGTGGAGCGCTGGTCATGAGCGCGGTCTATACCCATCAGACGACCTTCAACCGCGGCGAGCTTTCGCCGCTTCTCGCCTCGCGCACCGATATCGACTATTGGCGCTCCTCCACCGCGCTCTGCACCAATTTCCTGGTGCTGAGGCAGGGCGGGCTGCGGCGGCGCTCCGGCACCATCTTCATCGCCGAGGTGAAGGATTCGGCGAAGGCCGTGCGGCTCCTGCCGTTCGTCTTCAACGCGGCGCAGGCCTATGTCCTGGAGCTCGGCGACGGCTATTGCCGTTTTTATGCCGGCCGCGGCCGGATCGAGGACGGCAGCGCCTATGAGATCGCCTCGCCCTACGGCGAAGCCGATCTCTTCGACATAGAGCAGGTGCAGAGCGCCGACGTCATGTACATCGCCCATGGCGACACGCCGCCCCAGGAATTGCGCCGCAACGGCGACACCGACTGGGCCTTCGCCGGTGTCGGTTTCCGCGACGGGCCGTTTCTCGACAATATCCGCCCGGCCCGCCTGACGCTTTCCGACACCGGCCATGCGACGCCGGCCAAGACCAGCAACGGTTCCGGCACCGGCGTCGCCTCGGCGCAATACAACAGCACCACCGCCTGGCGCGCTTTCGACCGCGACAAGTCCTTCGAATACGGCACCGGCTCGAACAACACGATCCCCTGCTGGATCAAGTACGATTTCACCGCCGGCAACGAGAAGGTGATCAACGCCTATGCCCTGAGCGCGTCCGACAGGGACGTTGCAACCGATACGCCGAGCGCCTGGCAGGTCCAGGCCTCCAACGACGATGTGAGCTGGGTGACGCTGGACGCCAGGCAGCGCGAGACCGACTGGCGCTCCACCGAAACCCGCAACTACCAGTTCGAGAACGAGACCGCTTACCGCTATTACCGCATCAACTTCACCGAGCTTAACGACGACAGCTCCGCGCACAATGTCCGCATCGGCGAATCGGCGATGGCCGAGAATGCCGAATACGCCGATCCGATCACGCTCACCGCCTCCGCCGCCGCCGGCATCAACGGCGATGCCGGCTTCGAGCCCGGCGATGTCGGCCGGCATATCCGCGTGGAGGATTCCGACGGCCAGTGGCGCTGGTTCAGGATCACCGCCCGGACATCGGCCACCGAGGTCGAGGGCGTGCTCTACGGACCGCCGCTCAACACCGATGCCCCGGTCAGCTGGCGGATCGGCGCCTTCTCCGCGCAATCGGGCTATCCCAACGCCGTCTGCTTCTACCAGGAGCGGCTGTGCTGGGGCGGCACCCGCGAGAAGCCGGTCTCCGTCTGGGCGTCGAAGGCCGGCGACCTGACGGACCACGGCGTATCGGCGCCGCTTGTCGACGACGACGCCATATCCGTCACCATGCTCTCCAGCCAGGTCAACCAGATCCGCTGGATCGCCGAGGACGAGGATATCTTGATCGGATCCGCCGGCTCCATCCGGACCATCGGCGCGGCCGACCGCACCAGCGCCTTTTCCGCCAACAATGCCGAACAGCGCCGCCACACGACATACGGCTCGGCCGGGGTGACGCCGGCGCGCGCCGGCAATACGACGATCTTCGTCGGCCGCGCCATGCGCAATCTGCGCGAGCTGCTCTATTCGCCCGAAGCCAACGGCTATGTCGCACCGGACCTTTCGATCCTTTCATCGCACCTCTTCGCCTCCGGCATCCGCGATATGGCCTGGCAGCAGGACCCGACGCCGATCCTCTGGGTTGCCACCGGCGACGGCGACCTGATCGCCGTGACATACGACCGCGAGCAGAGGGTCGCCGGCTTCGCCCGCCACCGCATCGCCGGCCCTTCGGCAGGCGCGGGACATGCGGCCGTGGAGAGCGTCGCGGTAATCCCCAACGCCGCCGGTTTCGACGATCTCTACATGGTGGTGCGGCGAACGATCGACGGGTCGGAGCGGCGCTATGTCGAGGTGCTGGAGCGCGAATTCGACAACGGCCTGGCGGAACGGCAGGACGGCATCTTTCTCGACAGCTGCCTGACCTATTCCGGCCCGCCCGTGACCAGCCTCACCGGCCTCGATCATCTTGAAGGCGAGAGCGTCGGCATCCTCGCCGACGGCGCCGTGCTCGCCGACCAAACGGTCTCGGGCGGGGCGGTCATGCTGCCCGGCGGCGTCTCCGCCTCCACCGTCCATGTCGGTCTGCGCTATCTCAGTCGGGCACGGACGCTGCCGGTGGCCGGCGCCGGCCGCGACGGCACGCTGTTCGGCCGCCGCCGAAAGCCGACCGCCTGTTTCATCGACCTGATGGATACCGGCGACATCCGCGTCGGCACCGCCATCGGCGGCACCGAGCGGCCCTCCGACCCCGAGGGCGGCGATGCGGCCTGGGAGAGCGCCGGTGGGCTGAAGTCCGGCGTCTGGCGCTGTGACATGGACGGCTCCTGGACGCTGGAGGGGCGCGGCCAGGTCGATATCGAAACCGACGAACCGCTGCCGGCGACGGTGCGGTCCCTGATGTTCCAGATCGAAGGAGAACCCTGATGTGCTTTCCAGCCCTGGCCGCGATTCCGGCCGCATTGGGCGTCGGCGGGGCCGGAGCCGCCGCAGCCGGCCCCGTGGCCGGCGCCACCGCCGCAAGCGCCGCGAGTGCTGCCAGTGCCGCCGGCGCTGCCGGTGCCGCCGGCGCTGCCGGTACCTACCAGGCGATCGGCGCCGGCCTGTCGGCGCTGGGCTCCCTGCTTTCCGCCTATCAGGGCGTCCAGGCCGGCCGCTCGCGCGAGGCCATTGCCCGCCGCCAGGCGGAGATCGAGCTCCGCCGTGGCGATTACGAGGCCGTGCGGCTCGCCGAGCGCGGCGCCCGCATCCTTGGCGCCCGCCGGGCCGGCACGCTCGCCGGCGGGCTGGCGCTCGAAGGCTCCGCCGCCGACGCGCTTGCCGACGCCGCCACCGAACTCAGCCTCGACGAGCAGGCGGCGCGCCATGGTGCCCGGCTGCGCGCCGGCAATGCGCTGTACGAGGCAAAGCTCGCCGGCGCCGGCGCCCGCACCGCCGCACTCGGCGGCGCCATCGACGCGCTCTCTCCCGTGATCGACACCCTCGCCAGCCGCCGCCGCCGCGCCGAGCTGGCCGCCAGGAGCCGCAGACCATGATGCATCACTCCAGAAAACCGGGCCTGCGCTATCCCAGGCGCCCGGCTCTGCCGGCCCTGAGCTATCTGCGGCGCCGGCGGAAGAAGCGGAAGCATGCGGCGGCGGGGGGTGAGGGGGCGATGATGGCTATATTTAGAGCAGCTGCTCGGCTCCTCGTCTACAACAGCATCATGACCGAAGGCGGCGTACTGGTCTTCAACGTCTGTCGCAAGCATGCCTATGGCGCTTGCACCATCGATTATGCGATTACCGACGGTACAGCCGTCGCCGGCATCGACTATAACGCATCCGCCGATGCGCTGACTGGAACGCTGACGTTCGCCGACCGTGAGCTCTACAAGACGATCTCGATCCAGACCCTGACGCGCGGCGGCGCACAGGGCAATCGCACGCTCACATGCACGCTCTCCAATCCGTCCGGTGTCTCGATTGAGGATGCGACGGCGACGGGGACGATCCAGGACGGCACGATCACCACGTTCACGTCGGCCGACAGCATTGCGACGATCCAGGCGGCGATCGCCGGCGCGTCGGCAGGCGATGCGATCCTGCTGACCCGCGGCCATACCTGGGAAATGACGGCAGCAATGGTCTTCGACGCTGCCGGAGGCACGGCAGCCAACCCCGTGATTGTCGGTGCGACAGGTTCGGGCGCTGACCCGGAGCTCAACCCGGCCGCATCGATGAGCCAGGCGATCTGGTTTCGCGGCAACAATTCAGACGCGGCGCCGAAATATATCAGTATCCAGGATCTCGTGATCCGGTCGACAGGCGCGCCGGGCAGCCGGGCCGGCAGCGGGATACTGATTTCGGAAGGGACCCGGACGTTCAAACCCGGGCATATTTCTCTTCTCCGCACCTCGATCCTGTCCAACGCGCAGGGCATCATCGCCCAGGTCGCCGGCGGCTTTCACCTTTTCGAATGCTGCACGATCCAGGACAATTTCGGCATCGATCCGCCGGAGGGCGGCGGCCACACCCAGGGCATCTTCTTCGACGATACCGACAGCGATATCCGTTTCTGCCACTTCAAGAACAACGGCAAGGCAACCGTCATCTTCGACTGGAACATCTATCTGTCGACGGCCGAGCGGACGACGGTGGAATATTGCCGCTTCGAGGGCGGCGCCGGCGGCATCAAGGTCCGCACCGGCGACAACATCACAGTACGCGGCAACGAGGTTTACACGCCGGACCATCTGGAGCTGACGTTCGGAACGGACGCTGACGGACCTTCGCTGACCAACTTCCTGGCCGAGGAAAACTATATCCATGGCGGTACCGGTGGCATGTATATCTCCAACCAGTCCGGCTCCGACCCGGCCTATAGCGCCACCGGCATCGTCCGCAACAATATCGTCTCGCTGCTCGACGCGAGCTTTTCAGGCGCGGCGGTTTTATTCGCCGGCGACGCTTTCAACGAGAATTGGAAATTCTTCAACAATACGATCATCGCCGGCGGCGGAGCGAAGGCGCTCTATATAAATGAGGCCATCACGGGGACGGAGATCCGAAACAATATCTTCTATCGGCTGGACACCGACGGCACCACGGCCCTGATCGATTGCAGCACGGTCGCCGCGCAGGCGTCTTTCACGGCGACGAACAATCTGTTCTACCGGAACGGCGACCCGACCTATCGCGTGAACGGCACGGATTACACCGATCTTGCGGCCTACACGGCGGCCTATCCCGGCGAAGAGGCCGACAGCGTCGAGGCCGATCCCCTGTTCAATGACGTTGCCAGTCAGGACTATTCGCTCGGCGGAGGTTCGCCGGCAATCTATGCCGGCTTCGATGTGATCGCCGACGTTGCGGCCGACTTCATCGGCTTCGCCCGCGCACTGCCGCTTGATATCGGCGCATTCGAGACCGAGCCGACGTTCGGAAGTGTCACGTTCGCCGGCGGACAATATATCAGCGGCATTTCCGGGGTGTCACCAAACGGCCAGCGGATGACTATCGCCGTGCGCGTCAAACTCTCCGCGCTCGGCCGGCGTTATTTCCACGGGCCGAACAGCCCGTTCCGTTGGCGCTATGAAGGCAACGGCAGCGGCAGCGCGTCGATCCACGATGACAACGGCGCAAACCAGATCTTGGCGCAATTTCTCGGCGCCGGTTTCTGGGCTACGGATACCTGGTACAATATCGTCGCGCACTACGATTTCGCCAGCGGCGACAGCTATTGGAACGTCAACGGCTCAGATGCCGCGACCAGCGGAGCGACGGATGCCGACAATATTGACCACTCCGGTCTGACAATGTTCTCCAACGGCGGCATCGAGAATTTCGAAGGCGATGTTGATTTCCTGTGGATCAGCTTTGGTGGCGATCCTGTGAAGGCCACTCTGCTGGCGGACCTGTTCGAAAGCACCGCCGGAGCTCACACCTATCTGGGGTCAAGCGGTGTCGCGGCGGGCGTAACACCGGATCTCTACGTTGCCGGCAATGCGGCCCTTTGGAACAGCGGCACCGGCATCGTCGGCACGTTTACCATGAACGGAACGGTCACTGACGCCTAGGGTTGCAACGGCGCCGGGAGACGGTAGTTTGCGGGGGTGGGACAGCGTTGGAATATCGCAGCGAATTTCTTCACCGACGATCGCGGCCGGTGGCTCGATGATTTCATCGAGGATGCCGGGCTGACCTTCACGAAGATCCCGGCCGGCCATGTCGACAATTGGCACGACCGCGGCCGCCGCACGGGCGCCCGTCAGTGGCTGGACCATTTCCGCCACGCCTGGCGCGCCATGCGCGGGCGGCCGGACGGGCTAATCACCTGCTTTCCGCAACTGGCGGTTTGCGCCGGCACGCTCAAGGCGCTCGGCTTCGGCAGGCCGAAGATCGTGGCGCACAATTTCAATCTCGGCGAGATTTCGAGCTCATGGAAACGGCGGCTCGCGAACCGGGGATTGCGCCACGTCGACCGCTTCCTCGTCCATTCGCCGATCGAAGTAGAGCGCTATTCCCGATGGCTGGATCTCCCGACCGAACGGTTCGAATTCGTGCCGCTGCAGCGCGGCGAGATCGGCATCGAGCGGCGCGAGTACCACACTGATCCGTTCATTCTCGCCATGGGCTCGGCGCACCGGGATTATGAAACGCTGATCCGCGCCGTGACGGAGCTCGGCATCCGGACGGTCATCGTGACGCGCCAGGATATCATCGACCGGCTGCCGAAGCCGAAGGTTGTCGAATACCTGACCGGTCTCACGCAGGACGAATGCCTGGAGCTGCTCGCGCAGGCGCGCCTGTCCGTCACGCCGATCGGCAACATGGAGACGGCATCCGGCCAAGTGACGTTCATCAACGCCATGCGGCTCGGCGTTCCCGTCCTGGCGACGCGCTGCCCTGGGACGGATGGCTATATCGCAGACGGCGAAACCGGCCTACTTCTGGAGCCGTTCGACGCCGGCGACATGCGCGCGAAGATCCGCGCTATGTGGAGCGACAATGATCTGCGCGGTCGCATCGGGAAGGCCGGTAAGGCGTTCGCGGATGAGAACCTATCAGACGAAGGTGCCGCCAGATCGCTACACAGCATACTGAAGCGAATTTAGCCCGGTTTTAGAGCCGGGATAATTCCCACCCCCAGGAGCATCCCATGAACCGCAATCTTGAGCGGGTGATGCCGCACGTCTTCAGGCATGAGGGCGGCTATGTGGATCATCCGCATGACCCCGGCGGGGCGACCAATTTGGGCGTCACGCTGGCGACGCTTTCGGCGTGGCGCGGGCGGTCGGTCGCCAAGGCCGAGTTGCAGGCGCTCGGGCGTGCCGAGGCGACGGAGATCTACCGCCGGCAATATTGGCTGCCGGTGCGCGGCGACGAATTGCCGGGCGGAGTTGATTATGCCGTCTTCGACTTCGCCATCCATTCCGGGCCGCGGCGGGCGGCGGAATATCTGCAGCGCGCCGCAGGTGTGGACGTCGACGGCGAGATCGGCATCCATACCTTGTCGGCCGTCGGCGCGGCGGAGCCGGAACGCCTGGCCGCCGATCTCTGCGCGGCGCGGCTGCGCTTCCTCAAGCGGATCCGCAACCGCCGGACCGGCGAGCCGCTGTGGCGGCATTTCGGCCGCGGCTGGCAGCGGCGGGTCGACGAGGTGGCGGCGCTTTCGCGCGAGCTTGCCGCTGCGCCCGATGAGAAAGATGCGGCAGTGCCGGCCGGTAATGCGGCTTCCGGCGCCCGCGCGGGCGACTTGCCCGATACCGCAGCGGACAATCCATCCCGCGATGTTCCACTGCCGGCTCGGGCCGCGTGGCTGCGCGCCATCCTTGCCATGCTCCGCCGCTTCCGGCCGGCGGCCTTCCTCAACCTATTCCCCAAATCATGGAGACAATCATGACGATCCCTATCCTCCTTACCATCATTGCCGGCGAGACCTTCTGGCTCTACAGGCTCGGCGCCTTCAGCCGCATGACAGGCGCCGCAACCGCAGCGTTCGCCGCCGCGGCCGCCTTCCGCGACCAGGCTGAAGCGCTGCTGCGCGGGTGGCTGTCGTGATCGCCGCGCTTGCCCGGCTCCTGACCGGGCCGATCGTCGACCGGGTGGCCGATGTCTGGACCGCCCATCTTGAAAAACAGGTCAGCGAACAGGAGATCCGCGCCCGCGTGGCCGAAGCCGTCGTCGCCGCGATCGCCGGCCTTCCCGATGCCCAGGCGCGGGTACTGGTCGCCGAAGCGGCGGGCGAAAGCTGGATCCAGCGCGCCTGGCGGCCGCTGACCGGCGCGGCGCTGGGTTTCACCATGGTCTTCTGGGCCGTACTCGTGCCGGTCGCTGTCGACTGGTTCGGCCTGCCGCCGATCCGCGTCGGCGAGACGCTGCTGGAATGGGTGTTCACGGCCCTGCTCGGTTTCGGCTCCGTCTATGCCGGCGGCCGCACGCTGGAAAAGATCGCCGACCGTGTGACCGCGAGGCTGCAGCGATAGGAGAGACGAATGCGAGACGACAATCGCCCCGGCATGGCCTGGAAAGCCGCCCGCCGGTTCACCATCATCGCCGCCCTCGTGGCGGTTTTTTTGTGGCTGCTGCTGCCGGGGCGCCCGGCCGCGGCGTCACCGCCCTGTGCGCCTTATGAACATATGGCGCGGTTCCTCGCCGACCGCTTCGGCGAGACACCGCGCGGGATCGGCCTCGTCGACGATAAGCGCGTCGTGCAGCTCTTCGCGAGCGTCGAAGGCAGCCGGACGATCCTCGTGACCAATACCGCCGGCCGCGCCTGCATCATGGCGGCCGGGGAGGGGTGGGAGGCGGTCGCGGCGCCCGGCGGGCCATCTCCGGGAGACCCGGTATGA